CTGACCTGAGTGGCGCTGACCTGAGGGACGCTGACCTGAGGGACGCTGACCTGAGTGGCGCTGACCTGAGGGACGCTGCTATTTATTACTCGGACAATAATTTTGACGTCAATTATCGTAGAGGTTATTTCTTGAGTCTCACGAACCTTGAAGAAATTGAAACGGAGATGCATCACGATGTCAAAAGCTGCCGTCGATGGTCGTTTACCTGGAAAAACGTTTTGAGAATCAAGAGCTGGAAGCTGAAGCCTGCCGCTGGATCTTTTGAAGCGATAGCTAAAAATGCTAGCGCCGCGTCAAAGGCAATTGCTGACGGCGTGAAATCTCAGAGTAATGACGAGAAATGCACACAGCCTGAAACGCCAGGAGTTAGAGTTGGCGATAGGGTTGCATTTAAGCATGGCGACGAACCGATAGAGGCGCTGTGCGGCGATGTGATTGCGATAAAAGGAAGCGAAGCGGTGGTTGAGGTGAAGCAGCTGTTGGGACGTCAAGCATTCATCCTGCCGTTTGACAAGCTGATCGTCATTCCACCGAAAGCACAAGAACAATCGAACGATTGAGAGGTTTATGACTGAAGTGGAACGCTTGACTGCTTGATAAAACAGTCAAAGCATTTTATAGCTAGGCGCTGGTGAGATTGAGCGGTTGGGAGGCCGCGATTGCCAGCGCCTAATCTGTATATTTCAGAGGTAGAGGAGGGATAACAAACATGGTCAAATGGCTAAAAATCGACAAACAAGACAAGACGAGGCGACGCCGTCAGGAGATTGGGCAGGTCGCCATTTATTATATTTCAAAACAGGCAATTATTATTGGTGACGAGCGAAAATGCAAACCATTGTCACACTATATTCTCTTGCAGTCTTGGCAAGATCGAAGCAAAAAACCATACCAGAATATGCTGCGCAAATTGAGGAACACGAAAGATTTGACTTTCATGCAAGCACAGCTCATCGCAAACAGTTACGGCGTGCATATTTCATCTGTCTCTGAGCAGTCAATACCAGAGGAACTACGCGTCAATCTCTAGAATTATAATCATGAAAGATGACTTCAAATCATGTCCTAAATGCGGCCGAAAGTATAAGCGGCAAGACAATTACGATATCCACGTAGCTGGTTGTAATCGTACATCGCCGTCAACTCATGGCGGTGCTAGAAAGGGTAGTGGTGGGGTTAAGGGTAAAAAAACTCAAAAAGTGCTAGATCGGATGAAAGAGAAGCAGCGGATTTTAGACCGAATCACCAGAAACGCTGACAAGCTGTATGAAGCACAGTTCCGACTAGCGACAGGCGTGCAGATACTGTTCGTTATAAAGACCGACCGCAAGGGCAATCGGTTACCGGCAGAGCAAGTTACTGACCCCGAAACAATTGCGGCATTTCTCGACGGTGAGCTTGATGGCGTGGATGACGAGTATTATTTCATTGCTACGCAGAAGCCTGATAATAAGGCGATCAAGGATATGTTAGACCGAGCGTTTGGCAAGCCAGTTGACCACGTCGACCTGGACGTCAGCGTTCGCGAGAAGCAGCCGCCAAAGATTGTCTCGACCATCAAGCCGCGTAAAACGAAAGGCGAGTAGTTCATGTCGCTAGAATTGAAGCCAAAGCAGCAGAGTGTTGTCGATATTATTAACGACTGCCCTGAAGTCGATACTATTTATTTGATTGGTGCGGTAGGTACTGGCAAGACAGACATTGCGGCGAGCGTCGGCATCGATATTTGCGACACGTTTGAGAAGACATACTGGACGGTTTTTCGCAAGAATATTAGCACGGCGAAGCGGTCGGTGATTCCGTCGTATCTGACGATGCTTGATCGCAAAAACTTCAAAGAGGGCGAGGACTACACATACAACGGCCAAGATTATGAAATTAAGTTCCCAAACGGCTCAAAGATCGGTTTTGTGGAGGCGGACGAGACGAAAGACAGGAACGGGCAGAAGATTAAAGGTATCAACGCCAGCGCTAGTCATATCGATGAAGCCGACGAATTGTCGCTGACAATGTTCACCACGGCTAGATCCCGTAAGGGCCGTCGCAACACCAACGGGCAACCAAGCATCGCTATCATCACCCTCAACCCGAATGACGTTGAACACATCAAAGAGGTATATATGCGTTGGAAGTACGGCGGAAATGGCAAGTATGAGCCACTGCCATCAAACATACGTGTGGTCGAGTTTGATCTGTCTGACTCATGGCAGATGCAATCAGATATTGATGCTATGATGACCAACCCGACGTGGTGGGTTGAACGGTATCTCAAAAATAACTGGGAATACCAAGATGAAAGCAAGACGATATTTCGCTCGAGTATTTTCGCCAAGGCGATCGTCAAGAGCTACAAGCCAGGGCGTAAGACGACCGGCTATGACGTGGCGCGTGATGGCGTTGACCGCAGCGTGGCAGCGGACTGGGAGAATCTGACACTGATTGACGGCACTATCACCAAAGACTCGAACGAGCAGATAGAGACTGGCAAACAAGCCGAGTGGCTGATTGAGCATTCAGATAACTTCTCTATTGGCTACGAGAATACCGCAGTCGACGGCGTGGGTGTCGGTGTTGGCGTTATCGATGGAGGCAAAGACCGCGGTGCTGAGTTCGCGGTGTTTAAGTCTGGCTTTTCGCCCGACCCATTCCTAACGTTTGATGATGATCCGAAGAGTCGAGAGGATGCCGAGCGTTCACAGGAGCTGATGGCATTCAATAATCTGCGATCACAGGTGGCGTACATGCTGGCAATGGGGCTCGACAGCGGCAAGGTGAGAATCCTTGATAGTTTTCCATTCCTCAATGAGTTTATTAAGGAGGCACAGATGCACCACCATGAGTACAAAGACAAGGTGTTTGTGCTGGAGTCTAAGGAGTCAATTAAGAAGCGGCTCGGCAAATCTCCTGACATATTTGACTCTGTACTGATGGGCTTTTGGCTGCAGTTGCGGCATGAAGTGGTGATGGAGTGGGGTGGGATTATGTAATCCGTATATTTACAGTTAGAGGACTATATGAAATTGAAAGACTTTTTGCGCAAATTAAAGTTTCAAAAGCCAGACAGGGATACTGTCATTGAGGCGTGGATAGGACTACTGATGTTCGTCGGCGTGCCATTTTGTATTTGGCTATATTATGGCGGCAAGGTCGCCACAGTGGTATTTGTCGGTGTGCAGCTAATATTTTGGTCGGTTTATCTATACAGGAGTAATAAGTAGATGGGAATTATCAAGACAGCTATGGGACTAAGGGGTGAACGACGTGTGAGCGGCGTTGACCCTGCTTTTCAGAGATTATCGATGTTTGATCACTACCGAGCCAGTAGTTACGCGACGGCTTATCCTAATATTCGCACGATTGCCAATAAATACATGACGGTGCGGCCGTTTGCCATTAATGGCAATGGAGAGCAGATTGATCATTGTGTTATTGACGCGCTATATCACCCGAATAAATCAGACAGTTCCGTGGCGTTTGCTGAAAAGATAGCCGTGTCGACATTGTCCTTGCGGAAGACGTACATTTTGGTGTGGAGCAACTACGGCGGCACAGCAAAGCCTGGCGGTGATTTCAGAGGGCAGGGCGGCAAGAATATTGCCGGCTTTACGTTCCTGGAGTTCCCGCGAGTTTCTAGAATTGGCGGCAAGACAACGTACACGGTTGGATCGCAGACGTTCACTGAGGACGAAGTGCTAGTGCTGCCTGGCGGCGTTGATCCAAACGACCTATACGCTGGGTACTCGCCATCTGAGGCATCACGCCGCTGGGCGACCCTCGACGACTACATCGCCGATTTTCAGGCTGGCTTTTTCGAAAACGGAGCGGTACCAGCAGGACAGTTCATTATTACCGCACCAACACGGCAGGCTTTCCAGGAGAGTGTGGCGATGCTGCAAGATGCTCATCGCGGAGCTGGTAGCAATAACAACGTCACCTACACCCATCGTCCGGTTGATTCTAAGACTGGCAAGCCATCGACTACCGCGGCTGTTGAGTGGGTACCGTTCTCGCAACCGAACAAAGATATTGACTTCGAGAACTTATTTAAGCAGGTGGATAGGCGAATTGATACGTCGTTCGGCGTGTCGGCAATCATGAAAGGCATTGACGATACAGCTACGTACGCTAATGCACAGGTGTCAAAGCAGGTGTTTGCTGAGAATGTCGTTGATCCATTACTGCTACGCAACTACACACAATTGACACACGAGCTGAACCGAATCACCGGCGGTATGGGCGTGGCCATTACCTACGAGTTCGCTATTCCTCAGGTCGTCGATGAGGTCAAAGTGCAGGCTGAAGCTGATGATATTCGTATCAACTCCATCTTGAAGTTGGAGGCGGCAGGCTACAGCACTGAGAGCATCATTGATGCGTTGAAACTACCGAACAATTTTAAGCTGTTGCGTAAGGGCGAATACAAACCTCCAGAGATTGAGAACGATAAGCCAGATGTTGACGAGGGTGATGAAGTGGCAGACGCGCCTGATCGCCGTAAGGTTGGCAATATGGGGTCTCGAGGAGAAGCGAACAGCACCAGCCCAAAAGCATCAGCCGACAAGCAGCCACAGACGCTCGATGACTTTGAACAGCTGATTTATGATGCAACGACGGAGTTCATGCAGAAACAAGTCGACCGAGCCATCGCTGAATCTCGCCAGACGGCCGAAAACAGTACTGAAGAGGATGACGAGCAAAACGAATTTGCCGAGGCATTGCTGTTGATTATCGTGGCGTTGATGATAGTACAAGGGGCGATTTATTTTGAGGACGGCAAACAGTTGCTGATAGATAACGGCGTGTCTACTGCCGAGTTAACGGGTTTTGTGGTGGCAGCATCAACACAGGAGGCATACCGAGCATATCTACTAAATGTGGCTCGCTCATACGCTGACGATACGGCCGCCTCAATTCGCCGAGTGCTTGACCATGCAGCGTCGCACGGCTGGGCACAATCTGAGCTGGAGGAGAAGCTGCGTGGCATTATGAAGACCGACGAATGGCGAGTGCAGCGAATGGCTCGCACTGAAATATCACGAGCCGACGCACTGTCAAGCGTTGAAGCCATGAAGCAGGTGCAAAACCAAACAGGAACGCTGATCGAAAAAGCTATGGAGAGCGAGACCGGCAAGCCGTGTGAGTTTTGTGCCACGTTGATCGATAAGTGGGTGGCAGTTGATGAGCCAATCCTGAATCTAAATGAAGCAATCATCGGCAGAGATGGCGGCATATTCATCAATAATTTCGCACAGAATGACGGCTATGACGTACATCCGAACGGGCATTGCCACCCGAAGTACCGCGTCGTCAAGGCGTATCTCAACGCTGAGCGGCGAATCATTGATGACAAGATGGCTGATCTGGATTTGCGGTGCGAGGAGTGCGGACGCTACCTGAATATCAAGGGCGTTACGCAGATGATTGCACAAGTACGTTGCAGTAATGCTAAGTGTAAGCATGTCAATAACATCAAGATTGTAAACGCCACCTCGACAGATGAGCAGATGCGTTATGAGTTCGATAAATCGTAATCTGTAGTCTTAGAAATAAGACGAGAGCAAAACGCTCAAATTGGACGGGCAAGCAGGAGTCGAAGCATTAACTTTAACAAGGAAAAAAGCATGAAGTTCTGGAAGTGGAGCAATTCCGTTTCATCGAATAATCAAGAGCTTATACTTGACGGGCCTATCGCGAGCGATACCTGGTGGGGCGACGAAGTCACACCCGACCTCTTTCGCGAAGAACTCAAGCAGCACGCGGGCAATTTGACAGTTGTCATTAACAGCCCCGGCGGCGACGTGTTCGCAGGCTTGGCAATCTATAACGCGCTTGTGAATCATAACGGAAATGTCACTGTCAGGGTTGATGGTTTAGCGGCGTCGATTGCATCAGTAATTGCGATGGCGGGTGACAAGATTATCATGTCGCCAGGCTCAATGATCATGATTCACCGCCCGTCCGTTTACGCGGCTGGCACGGTGGACGACATGGAGAAAGCCAAAGACGTTCTGATGAAAATCGAGGAGGGTATCACGCCTATCTACGCCAAGCGAACAGGGCTGAGCGATGAAAAGATCGCTGAGCTGTTGGAAGCGGAAACGTGGATGCTTGCCGATAAGGCTGTCGAGCTCGGTTTTGCCGATGAGGTGTCTGAAGCACCAGAGAAGCAAAAGCAAGACGAGGGCGTGCAGAATGCGTTTGGTATGAACTTTGCATTCAGCATGTCGGCGGTCAAGCAAGCGGACGCCAAGCCAATGCAGAGCCTAGTTGAACAAATCAAGGCAAAAGCAGAGGCTGAAGCAGCTAAGGCGGCAGAGCCAGCCGAGGAAACGACGACTGAACCTGAAACGAAAACTGACGAACCAGCGGCACCGGAAGCCGCGCCAGAGGCTGAGCCTACTGACGAAGCTGAGCAATCAGTACCGGATGAACCAACTGATAAAAATCCTGAGGAGGATACGGAAATGGATCCGAAAGACATTGCAAAGATGCAAATTAAAGAACCAGCTGATCCAGCAGCTGTCGACAAAGGTACTGTCGTAAACTACCTGGACACGCCAAAGGCGTTAGAAGATTTTGCTGACGTACTGGTAGCACAGGCAGGAGCAGGTGCGGCAGCCGTTCGCGAAGCGTGGATGGACAAGCTTGAGGCTAACGGTGTGCAGATGGCTGTTACTGGTGCTGACAAACTATTCCCAACACCAGTCGTTGAAGCGATTGAGAGTGCATTCAAGGCAGGCGGCCCGATTTGGAATCTGGTCGACAAGACTGGACTGGATGCCTACAACACCGCTTGGGACACCAATACTGACGGTGCATTGGGACACCAGGCTGGTAAAGACAAGAAAGAAGCTACAATTTCCATCGAAAACCGTGTGCTTGAGGGCCAGTACATCTACAAGTACCTCACCCTGGACAAAGAGACTATCCGCAAGAACAAGAGTACTGGCGCACTGTTGCGTTACGTCTTGCAGGAATTGCCAAAGCGGATTATCGCGTCAATCGAGCGCGCAGTGGTTATTGGCGATGGTTTAGAGGATACTAGCGACGACAAGATCAAATCGTTTGTGTCTGTCAAGGCTGACGCTAAGGCTGGCAACGTGTTTGCTAAAACCTACACACCGAAAGCCAAAGAGAGCCGCCGTACTTCAATTCTGAATGCGATGGACTTGATTGAAGCTGAGGGTGACGTATACATCGTTGCAAAACGCGGCTACATCACTTCATTGAAAGATGAACGTGGCAGCGATGGTCACATGCTATATACGCCAGGCGTCAATATCCTAGAGGATTTGGAGTTGGCTGGTAAAATCACACCGCAGTGGTTTAACGACACCAATGACCCTGACAACGACGCATATCTGATTGTATTCAATCGATACAAAGTGGTCGGCGATCAGTCAATCGAGAGCTACACTAACTTTGCGCTGAAGCAGAACAAGCACGAATACTTGCAAGAAATCTTTGCAGGTGGTGGCTTGAGCGGCATCGCGACAGCAGTGGCTATTAAACATGTAGCCTAACAGAGAGGGGCGTAGAGATGGCAGCACTGGTAACTAAAGAAGATATCGAGGGCGTACTTTTACGCCCCCTTTCTGATACCGAAAATACTTACTTTGAGCGGCTATTACAGCAGGTGACGGAGACGCTGGAAACGCTGCTGGATGTCAAAATGCAGGGCGAGGCAAATACGCCGCGTCGATATGAGGCAGCCTGCGGTTCGCGTTTCCTAATTGTCGATCCGTTCACCAGTCTATTGCCAGAGGTGACAACAGAAAGCGGTATACCGCTGGTGGTTAAGTCAGTGAGTCAAGGCGACGAGCTGAACGCCAGTTGGTTCAATATCATTGAGATGGTCGATCCGTTGAGCACTGGACGGTGCATCGTCAAGGCGGCATGGGGATATGGCGAGCCGTTGCCATATGGCTTGAGAATCCTCATTGCAAGGCTATTTGACACGCTGTCAATAGCTAATCAAGGTAGTTTTTACAACAACGTAAAATCTGAAACAGTGCTGAGTCATTCAGTAACGTATGACAACACCAAGCAAGTTATCGACCAGTTCGCGGAGGCGAACGTTGATCTACTGGCAAAGTTTGTAAAGCCAATCAGCAGTTGCGTGGTGTCTGGCTACACTGATACACCACTGAGCCAGCGTGGAGTTCATCGCTATGATATTTCGCGATAACATCACCTTGGTCGCACCCGTAGACGGTGTATACCGCCAGACGGGAGGCGAGCGGCACAGCCTGAAGTGTATCATCGAGCAGACAAGCGGCTTGACGCGTGGCGGCAGTTACGACGCTATGACGGGCGATGCCAGAGCGTATCTGGACGGCCGGGATGACTGGCTGTCATCAATTGGTTATTCAATTGAAGGCTACTTTGCTGAGGTGACGCTGTTTGGCGTTAAGCGAGTGTACCGCGTTGCTAATGTGGCGGTCGGTAGAGCAGTTATCACCAGCGGTACAGTACAGCACGTCGAGATCGAGCTAGCAAGGCTCGACAGGGAGGTGTAATTATGCCGGTCATCGACAATACGGTCGCTGTCAAACGATTCTTCCAGAACCAGGCAGCGACAGGGTTAAACGCTATGGCGAATCACACCTTGGCAGTAGCCAACCTCACCGCACCGTTCAGACGTAGGGGGTCGCTCAAGTCCCGAAACGTCGAGGTGAGGCGAATCGGTAGAGACGCTATCAGATTGACGTGGAAGCCAGTCTACTCACAGTACCAGAACCGCGGCAGGCGTGCGAATGGCACCCATGTGGTGCGTAAGTACACTACAGCTGGCACTGGCAAAGGTTTCGTTGATGAAGGTGTGAGAAGCACCATGAAAGATTACAAGAGGTTTTTTAGATGAATGTAACATTGGAGATCGCAAAAGTTGTGGCTGTCGCCATTGGTAAGGAGCTTGGCAAAGACGTGTTTGTCGGGCGACTGCCGGCAAGCAAGAGCCAAGACGGCATGGTGGCGGTTGCTGCTAGCGGCGGTGAATATAGCGGCGGTAGTTTGGGCAATACCAAGTTGACCACCGAGCTAACGATCACTGCCGTGAAAGCCGATGCGGCCGATCTGTACGAGCTTGACAGCAAGTTACGTACGGCACTAATGCAGTTGCCATACACTGACGCGAGATTCATTCGTGTGAGCGTATTTCCGATGCAAGACAGCGCCTATGAAGCCTCTGAATTACGGATGGGGGTATGGAGTGCCCAATCTGTAACATTAGTTTTGAAAGATTAAGGCAAAGGAGCAATTAAAATGGCAGCAATCGATTACGCCGGCTTGAACCACGATCTATATTTCGGGGACAAGACTGGTAAAAACTTCAAGCAAGTCCTGGGTGTGAACGACCTGGACTTTGACAACGATAAAGATGAGGTGACGCGAGATTTTATCGATGGTACAAACCTCAAGCTTATCAAATCGTTCAAATCGACCATCAAGTTTAAGGTGACGGACATTGGGCAGGACAACCTCAAAAACATCGTGCCTGGCTATGTCTATGACAGCGGCGAGACAATTGACGGCACTACTGGCGTTACTGTTGGTGCAAAGGGGGCTGTACAAGTAGGTTTGCAAAAGGGCAGCTCGACACAGGTGCCCGGCGTGTTCAAGTTGGTGCCGAAATTAGCAGCTCAAGCAGGTCATACGTTATTTATGCTTGATGCAACGGCAACCCTGAGCGACATCAGTCAGGAAGATGGCTTGACTGAGTTTGAAATCAGTGTGACCGGCAAGCTGGTCAAGGGTGACCTGACATTTGCGTAACAGGGGTGGCACGGTGATAAAAACACCGTGTCAATACCTAAATTGATAAAAAGTAATGTAGTTTTTACAACTATGGAATGGAGAATGAGATGGCGTTTAAGTTTAATAAAACTCAAAGCCAGACTAATGTGCCGCGTGTTGTCATGGCACTTGAAATGAGAGACAACGGCAACGTGAGCACCTTGAAATACGTCGTTCCGCGTCTAAGCCGTACAAAAGTGGTTGCGGCTCAATATGATGCTAGGCGTAGCGTCAAGGGTGTGGGCAGTGCACAGCTACAGGCGATTGTTTCTAATTCGCTAAGTGGCGAGCTGCTTTCTAGTCTAGAACCAATTGATGGTGCCCCAGAAGTAGATAAACTCGTCGAGTTAATCGGAGACGACAACCTAGAGGCGTTCATGACTGAGCTGTTTAGGCTTGCTACTGAAGATTACGCAACACTTCGTGCCGAGGGGGTAGAGGTATTGCAGTAATGAAAGACCACGAGCAGCAGTATGATCCAGAAAAATTAGCCTTGCTGATTGAAAAACAGACCAAGGATATTTTGAAAAATCAGAAAATCACCGCTGCTGCTCTAGTTTACTATTATCAAATACCGTTTGCCGAGGCGGTAGAGATGCCATACGGAGACTCTGAATTATTAATCAAAGCAGCTCGTGTATTCAAGGCACAAGAGGCGTTACAACAAATGGCAGTAATTACCGCTGCGCTGAGCGGTAAAAAGGCTAACAAGCTGATCAGTTTATTGGAGAAGCAGGCAAAATGGTAGGGTTATTTGGCAGATTCAAGGTATTTTTCCAGACGAGACTCAAACTCGTCAATATTTTCAATGTCAGAGACGACAAGCGAACCACCAATGATTTTTTCGCCAATCGTCGTAATCCCTATGGTATTGCCATTTCGCACAAAGCCCTCTATCGTTCGATAATTGATTGTACGAGTGAGCCTGCCGTTTCTGAACTTGATGGCGGTATCTGTCAGCTCAAAAGAAACGTTGCGGTATTTTCTATAGGCGAGCCAAGCGGTTACACCAAATGTAATCATGTGCAGCCAAAACCAAAAAACCAGCTTTTTTATGAGCCATTTTTTAGACAGATGATATTGTTTATTCATTTAAGAGTTCCTTTCGTCTTATATCACAATCATAGCATAGACAGGGTAATAACGTCATGAACCAAGGCGAGATTATTATCACATATCGTGTTGATTCGAGTGGTGCAATCACCGCTATGAGCAATGTCCAAAAAAAGATGCACGAGAGCGAGAGAAATCTCAACTCGACTCAATCAAAATATGGCAAGTTTTTTGACGGGCTAAATCAGGGCTTTGGTGGCGTTGCTAATACGATAAAAAAATTTGGTATCGTCGCTGCCGGTGTTATCGGTGGCGGTACATTTGGTGCAAAACAGTTTATCGACCTCGCCAGTGGCTTGCAAACAACACAAGCGCAGATGGCGTCGCTCACTGGGTCAACCGAGGCGGCCAACAAGGTTTTTGGTCAACTGTACAATCAGGTACTTGGTAAGCCAATCGCTTTTCCCGACGCCTCAAAAGCAGCCTCTACATTATTAGGCTATGGGCGCACGGCACAGCAGGTTATACCAGACATGGACACTCTGGGTAGGCTGTCTATCGTTTCTGGTGCAAATTTGCAGAATTTAGCACTGGTTTTTGGACAGGTTACGAGCCGTGGTGCGCTGTTTGGACAAGATGCTTTACAGCTGATCAACAATAATATCCCGTTGACTACCATCTTGGCCAAGAAGTTCGGTATTTCTATGGAAGAGGCTGCTGGAAGAATCAATGGTGGCAAGGTTAGCGCTGAGGAGTTTACCGCCGCCATGGCGGAATATGCGCAGAGCCTAGATATTAGCAAGTTCTCAAACACGTTTCAAAACAGGATGATTAGCTTGCAGGGCTCGATTCGGTCACTCGGTCTAGAGATTATTGGTGTACGAGTGGATTCTGAAAAGGGGCTGATAGTTGACCAAAACGGACTATTTGCCAGGTTTAGTGATGGCGTCACAAAACTTACTGCTTTTTTGAAAGAAAACAAGCAAACGATTGTTAATTTTGCCAACTTCATCATAGACAATGCTGTGCCAGCCATTGCAGCGCTAGGCTCAGCGTTTGTAGCAATGAAAGTTGGTCAGTTTGCGACAACGATAGCAAAAAGTGCCATCGGTTTGCGAGGTTTCATCGGCGCTTTAAAGAATGGGCAGTCGACCATGGCGGCATTCAATGCGGTAGCCGGGCTAAATCCATTTACAATCATAGCCGTGGCAATTGCCGCAGTTGTCGGTGCACTGGTGTTTTTGCAGGTAAAGTTCAATATCTTTGGCCAAGCGTGGAACGCTATCACGGCAGTATGGGGTGCAGCGGCTGGGTGGTTCAGCGGAGTGTTCGGAGCTATTGGGCAGGTTGTTAGTGGGTTTGTTAGTGGTGTAGTCGGCTTTTTTAGTAGTATTTGGATAGGTATCACAACTGTATTTAATAACGTTGTAGCTTTCTTGCAGCAATGGGGGCTTACAATTTTGGCGGTGATATTTGCGCCAGTGGCGCTGATCATCGGGCTGTTCTTTACGTTTAAGGATCAAATATTTGCCGTGTTCCAAGCCGTCTGGGATTTCATCGTAGCGACGTTCACTCCAGTGGTGCAGTTCTTCGGCGGAATATTTACTGGCGCCTGGAATCTTATTGCGGGCGTATGGGGAGCGGCTGTC